GCCTTCTCCAATCCAGGTAAAACTGGTAAGGAGAAGAAGGCTCCAGCTTCGAACAGGTTCTCAGCTCTTGGTTGTGCCCTTGAGGGACCGCTCCGCGCGATGAAGGTGGATGATGATCGTAAGATCTCATACTCCTTTGTCGGCCGATCGCTCCCTCAGGGTACCAAGACAGTCGAAAAGAAGGCTCTGGCGGAACACTGCAAAGCTTTCACACGGTTGGACGGCAAGCCTTCTCAGGCTACCTTGGAATCAATGCAGTCATGGGCTCAGAGATGGGGGGAACAACACCTTCCATCTTCTGCTCCGATGACTTTTGCATTGACCGCAGGTAGCTGCCTAGAGAAATCTAGGAGACTGGGAGGTCTTGCCGCTTTCCTTGTGGAGCTGTATCAGCAGGTTCCACCAGGTACTGACTTGGGGATTGGGGAACAACCAAAAGGCATCTACGATGTCGATTGGGAGTCCTTCAAGACCCAGGCTGTGATGCGAGAGGCACTGCTAGATAACTTCAACGCTCTCGAGCGACCGTTACGAGCACAAGTCGAGATTATCTCCGAAAGGGGATTCAAGGCTCGTGTCGTAACTAAGTCGCCTGGGAGCGCTGTTGCTCTAGGCCATCTCCTCCGAAAGACCGCACTCTCCTCTCTCCGAAAGGATAAGAGGGTGAGTGAGGTCCTAAGGGGAGATCACCTAGAGGCAGTGTCCTCCGCATTAGGGGACGGAGTTCCTGGACCTGTCGAGATCCTGAGCGCGGACCTTTCCGCTGCTACAGATAACCTACACCACGACGTCGCTAAGGCGTTGTGGTTGGGTTACTGTAACGGGATTGGTTTATTCTCAGAATTAAGACAGGTCGGGTTGGACTTGTTGGGTCCAATGCACGTCACATATCCTGACAAGCAGATGATTGAATCCTCGTCTTGCGGAATCCTTATGGGATTACCGCTCACTTGGTTCATCCTCTGCTTGGCGAATATGTGGAGTGCAGACTCCGCCATCAGTACAGTACGGTCCAAGTCAAGTCGGAGTGAAGGCTTAGGACCCCAACCCTACAGGATTTGTGGGGACGACTTAGTCGGGTTCTGGAAGGTAAGTGTTCGAAAGGCCTATGAGCACAACATATCCTTGACGGGTATGAAGTTCTCAGGGCCTTCAAAGCACTTATCCTCGCTCTTCTACGGCATCTTTACCGAGGAGGTCTTTAAGGTCTCCAGAGTGAATATTCCGTTAGAGAGACAGAACCGCCAAGTTAGGCTTACTAGAGTCCGCCCAGGTGTTAGTGCTAAGCAGGCTGTGAGAACTTACTCACAGGTTGCTGCACAACCACCTGGCGGCTCCCGTAAGGCTACTTGGACTAAGTCGTTCACGCTCGTCCCTTGGGGATTGGGGGCGATGGAAGGGCCTATCGGTTTCCCACTTCGTGGCTTGGTTACGATCCCAGGGCATTTGCCTGAAGATCGTTCCCTCGCCCCTTGGTGGGTCACCGTGGGTCCGACCATTGCTCTGGCTTGCGAAAAGCATCCCAAAAATCA